GTTTTCATGTATGTTAAAAATCGTCTTCTAGGACTCCTGAGTTTTGGTAGTCCTTCACTTTTCTTTCGAAAAAGTTGGTCATCGCTCCCGTATCGACAACTTCCGATAACCATGGAAATGGATTATGGTCGCTATCGAAACGAAAGTCGATGCCAATTCCCTCTAGCCTTCTGTTGCCAATGTATTGCATGTAATCTACAAACATGTCGGCATTTAAGCCAAGGATTCCACGGGGAAGAACGTCATGAGCATATTCTACCTCAAGGTTTACTGCCTTTTTAATGTGCTCAACTGTTTCTGCCTCGAATTTTTTCGTCCACACCGATGGGTATTGATTTCTTATCGTATTAATTAAGTATGTACCAAATTGAATATGTAGACTTTCGTCTCTTAATGTGTATCTAATTTGGTCTGAAAGTCCGGGTAGTTTATTTTGCCTCCCTAAAGCAAGAAGCATAGCGAACCCGCTAAAGAAAAACGTACCTTCACAAACTATATAATAGGTAATTAGGTTTCTTAAAAATTCTCTTTTACCGTCTACTGTCCTCGTCGAAAAATCTACCCTATTAACGTCTGACGTTATGCTCATTAAGAAATCGTCTTTATTTTTAATAGATGGAATATTTAAGTAAGCTTCGTACACCTCGCCTACTTTAAGGCCGTAAGAATCGCAACATGTAACTATGGTCCAATTATGTAAGGACTCCTCGTAGGCTTGCCTAAGTATATACTGACTACATTCGGCGTCCGTTATCCATCTGTTTACAGTAAGCAGCAGGTTGTTTCCGACTAAGGATTCTGTTCCGGCGAAAAAACCAAGACATCTTCTAACAAGTAACTTTTCGTCATCGGAAAGCTCTCCGGATTTCCATTGTTCTATGTCTGTGGACATATTTATTTCTGCTGGAGACCAGTTATTGGCTACCCCCTTAAGAAATAAATCCCAAGCAAATTGGTGTTTATGGGGTAAGATCTGATTTACCCCAGAAACATCATCGCCTAGTAACATGCCGTCTTTTTTATTCATCTTCTGACGCCTTGGGCAGATTCATATCTGGCGGAGCTGTTCCTCCGTCAACTTCATTTGATTGTTGTATAGCTTTTAAAGCTTGATCTGCCCATAATACATTGTGTATACATAATGAGTTCAGAGCTTCTTCGCTATCTAGGGCAATTGTTCCTGCGAGGACATACATTATTGAGGCTGCGTCTTCCATGCCTTTCTCTTTGTTTAAGGTATTAGCTAGGTTTTCTATTAATTTTAATGTTCTTTTTTTGGTCATCCGTTGCTTTCCCCTCTTTGTCATTGGCAGCTCTCGCACGAAGGATCTAGAACGCTGCAAGCAATAGGAGCATCAATGTTATCTGAATTAATATCACTAACGTCACTATCAGTCGTAGCTTTTTCAATTTCGCTTGCCGCACGGTTCCTTAAGTAGTATGTACTTTTTAATCCAAGCTTTTTAGCATGAAAATAAAGATCATTTAAGTATTTTAACGAAGTTTTATTATTAAACAAGTTTAAACTTTGCCCCATATCTATCCATTTTTGTCTAGCTGCCCCGCATTCAAGCAGCTTGAACTGATCATGGGCAAAGGCTGTGCAGTAGCGAGACTTTAGGTCTTCTGGAATATCACCATTTAAGCGCATTAGGTCACCATCCACAGCTTTTATGGCGTCGATCATTCCCTGATTCCATATATTTCTTTCTCGGCATTCTTTGATGAACCACTCATTTACTATAGTAAGGTTGCCACTCTTGTTCTCATATACAAATAACACAGAAAAATCCGGCTCAATACATGGTGAACAACCTTGTATGTAAGAGATTGTCGCCGTCGGCGCAATAGCCATTGTATTACTGTTTCTCATTCCGTGTTCTTTAATGTGAGCGCGAACTTCTTTCCAGTCTAGGTCTGGGCAATATTTTTTTCCTCTATGCAAGATGGGTTTATAGTCTCCTAGGTATTCCATTAAGTTTTTGTACGTATCAGAAGGTAACGTATCTCTATCCCAGAGAGACCCTTCGTACGTAGAGTACTTTCCTTTCTCTTTAGAAAGCTTGCTGGAATTTAAAATGCAATGATAAGAAATAAATTCATAAAGCTCGTCAGAAAATTTAATAGCATCATCAGACGAAAAATTTACTTTATACGAATGGAATACGTCTGCCCAACCCATGCTCCCGGCTCCGACAGGACGATGAGATAGATTCGCTTTTTCTGCTTCGGCGGTTGGGTAAAAGTTTAAATCAATTACGTTATCTAGCATACGCATTTGTACCGCTATTGTTTTTGATAATTTTTTAAAATCTAGTTTTCCGTTTTGTTTCAGGTGCTCCTTGAGGTTTACAGAGCTTAGGTTGCATACCGCTGTCTCTCCTATCTCTGACTTGTCGCCGTGCTTGAATTGAGAGGGTTTGGTATGCAGGAAAATTTCAGTACATAAGTTAGAGCTATGAATAACACCTTTATGAGAATTTGAATAACGCATATTGGCGCTATCTTTAAAAGTCATCCAAGGGTGGCCTGTTTCGAAAAGGGTTCTCAGCATTTTCTTCCACAGTTCTTTTGCACTTATTGTACGGAAGTTTGATAATTCTCCGTTCCTTGCCATGGAACAGTATTTTTTGTACCGTTTATCGAAATCGCTTCCATAGAGCTCGTGTAGGTCTCTAACGTCAGAAGGAGAAAACAGGTACCAGTCTTTATCTTTTTCTACATAATCAAAAAATAAATTAGGCAGCCAGTTGGCGGTATTCATGTCATGACACCTGCGGCGTTCATCGCCAGTATTCTTTTTTAGGTCAAGGAAGTCTTCTATATCTAAGTGCCAAGGCTCGAGATAAGCACAACCAGCGCCGGGCCGCTTACCGCCTTGGTTAACTGCGACAAGTAGATCGTTATAAATTTTAAGCCAAGGTACAAGCCCGCTAGAAGTCCCATTTGTTCCCTTGATGTGAGACCCAGAAGAACGAAAATTAGTGACATCAAAGCCTAGCCCTCCTGCATATTTAGATTTTCTTGCTTCTTGCCAAGCGCCTTCAAATATGCCATCGATGCTGTCATCGAAAGTGTTGAGATAGCAAGAACTAAGCTGACTGTGAGTAGTCCCGCTATTAAAAAGAGTGGGTGTAGAAGGGCATAGTAAAAATTTAGAAATGGTTTCATAGAATTCTATAGCTTTTTGTTCTTTATTTTTTTCGTTAAGCGCGAGCCCCATAGCTACTCTCATCCAGAATGACTGAGGGGCCTCTAGTCTCCTGTCTCTAACACGAAGGAGGTAACGATCATAAAGGGTTTGAAGCCCAAGGTATTTAAATTTAAAATCCCTGCATAACTTAAGAGACTCAGAAAGTTTTTTTAAATCAAAGTCTAAAAGTTTTTCAGATAGGATACCTTCTTTCGTTAGAAGTTTTATGTTTTTAACAAAGGCTAGGCGATACTGATGCTCAAAGGCTTCCTTGTCTACACTGCTGCCAAATACTTCTTTATGAATATTAAAAAGCAAAAGCTTAGAAGCGACGAAATTGTAATTAGGTTCCTTTTCAATTTTTTGGCGAGCAGATAAAATGAGAGCTTTGTCTATTTCTTTTGTGGTAATTTTATCATAAAGCTGAACATGGGCGTCAAGAACTACCTCGCTTGCTGAGACACCCTCTAGGTTTTTACATGCTCTTTCTGCGCACAGGTTGATTTTGTTAATGTCTAGGTCTTGGAGCCGACCGTTCCTTTTTTTGACATAAATTACTGAGTCGCTCATTTCTAAAGTGCCTACTTTACTAATAGTACATGTTTTTTTTAAGAGGGGAAGAATAAAAAACAATTAAATACGACGGCCATGCGGAACTAATACCTCTGGGTCATCAGGAAGCCTTACAAGGTGAGCCTTTGTGTAAACTATATTGTGATACTTATGGAAGTCGTTTGGGTGGTAATCCAATATTCTATTTAACTGGAATTTAACTGGAGTCCCTATGAATTGTGCTTGCTGTGCTTGTGTATAATACCAAAAACTATTGCTGTTCCAGAAACTAACATGAGTAGGATCTTGAAAGGCTCCTCGGCCATCAGTGCTTGGAACCTCAATAATTGCCCAACCCAATGGAGCGAGGCACCTGTGAATTTCTTTCATGGTGTTTATCGGGTCTTTCATGTGTTCTAGGGCGTCTTGCGCTCGGAATACGCCAACAGACCCATCTTCGAAAGGCCAGTTTGGTTCATCCAAGTCAAATACGATATCATCATTATTTAGCTTTCTTTTATCTATGCCTATAAATCCCTCTGGCTTATTATTACAAGAGCAGAGATCAACTTTCTTTAAGTTATTTATGTCCGCCCATTTAGAGGCCATAGCAAATATATACTTATCGTGAAGCTCGTGGGTTTTTTCTTGGATTTTTTTATTTTTTTCACCGTAAGCCGTATTGTCTTCGTGGTAAAAATATTTATATAATGGTTTGTCTACTCTAGCGCAGGTTCCGTGTATGTATGTCCTGCAAATTAAATCGTAATCATCGCATATATCTAATTCAATATCGTGCCCCCCGATAGAATGATAGAAATCTTGTTTCCAAGCTCTTACGTGGTCAGGCGCATACCAGATATAAGAAAACGCAACAGCAGAAGGCTCGTGAGTAGGGTGGTATTTCTTTCCATCTTCTTCTACTACCGACCAGCCGAACTGAGCATTAAACGGTGTTTGAAAAACTTCCTCACCATCTTCCGGATTAAGCCTTACAGCGAAGTCGTCGGAGTAAACAAAATCTGCTCCAGTTGCTTTAAATTTTTTATCGAGCTCTTCAAGGCAGTTGGGTTCTAGTTCGTCGTCGTGATCAAGCTCTACTAATATTTCACCTGAAGAAGCATTGCAGCATTCATTTTTAAGGTACCCAATGTTGCTGTTGTCGACCTGAAAGAATTCTACAAAGCGATATTTAATTTTCGTTCCTTTAAGCTTTGCTTCTAGAACTTCTCTTTCCTTGAGTGCCGCATTATTAAGCAGTACTATCCATTCAAAGTCTTTAAAAGTTTGGGCTTCAAGGCTTTTAATTGGTCTATCAATGCGACTTAAGTCGTGCGAGGGTGTAAATACGGAAAATCTCATTTGTTTTTAAGTGGGTGGGGTTTACCTGTCTTTTTTTCGTAGTTTGTTACAGTTTTTTGCTTTACTGGGTCAAGTCCTGCGGACTTTTCTCTTTTGTTACTTAGCTCCTTAGAGAGGTCCATCATGTCTCCCGCTGTCATACCTGTTTTAGCTGTTGCTCTCATGAAGTCATCTTTAGAAAATGGGTCCATGCCAGCAGAGTCTATGGCGGTGTTGGGGGCAGAGAATAGTCTTTCCCATTCAACGCCCTCTTCATCAATGTAGATATGGTCTTCTTTCATCTTTTGAACGACTTCTATCGTTTCTCCTGTGTCTGGGTGGATGTATTCGTAAGTTGGCATTTTTTTTATAGTTTGTCTAGGAGTTCGTCTAAGGTTTTTTCGTAAGTAAAGTTACGTTGTAGTTGGATTCCGTATTCATTAATTGGTTCTGTCTCGCACCGTTTAATTGCCCTATCACATGCGTCTAGAAAATCGTCTTCTTCCCAGTCGAAAAAATTTCCCTGATTGAAGAGCTCTCCTTGTTTAAAGAATTTTCCGTCATGCGAATCGATAGTTCCTTTTGGTTCGACTAATACACTATTGGTTTCATCCGCCCATTCTTTGTATCCGTGAGCGTTTAATATGATAGCATGTTTCCCGAGGGCTGTAGACTGAAACTCTGGTAACCCCCATCCTTCTCCACCTGACATGCCGATTATTATGTCTGAAGAATTAAGGAAGTCGTTATAGTCCTTGTTTGATGGAATAT